TGAAAGGAGAAACTGCCTTGGGTAACGCCATCATCATAGAAGCCGATGTAACGTCCGTCATGGTGGTAGGCGTGAATGGTTTCCGGCTTTAATGCCTGCCACTGCTCTTTGCTGATCATCTTCTCAGTGATAAGCGGAGCATCTTTGCCTCCAGCGGCAATTAATCCGTCTGGACTAGGGTAAAGGCCGTAATCGCCCATATCCACAATGCCGCGCTTTGAGACGCAAGCCTGGTTGCTTTCAATAACGTCCTGCGAAAATGAGGAGGGGTGCGTTCCAGCAATAAGATAGGGCTTGCCTTTCGTGCAGACAATAAGGCCCACTCTGGTGACAACTAGCCCGACAATATTGTAATCCAGCGCCAGCCGATAACCGACCGGCCATGCGTGCGGCTGCCACGGCTCAGAAAAGCACAATGTATTACCGAAAAAACCAGCCAGTATGCCGTTAGGCAGTGCGGTTAATCCAATCATTGTAGGGTTAGGCTTATCCCAGTCAACTGAAGGAATGGGCTCGCCCAGTAGCGCAGATTCAACCGTATCAACAAAGGAAGTTTGCGCTGCCGGTATCTGCCCGCACAAGTTGTAATAGCCGCCCGTCTCTGTGCGGTAAATCCGCTTGTACTGGATATACTCATCACCAGCGGGAACAGGAATGTTATTAATCGTGGTGTCGCCGCCACCATCCCATCTATCAACAGCATTGGACGGGCTGCAAGGCGGACCTTCATTACCGACACCATTAACATAGGTCACAATGTAATTGACATGCAATGCTTGCCCGCCCTCTGGCGGTGATCCTGATGCACCGACTACGGTTATCGTATTGGCTGGCGCACTGATCCCCAAACTAAAGGACGCTGTCGGGTAAGGCCCGCCGCCAGAAGTAGCGAACACATCAACAACATATCTCGGCTTGTCCAGCCCGGTAAAAAATGCCCTGCCATACTGGTCATCCGCCAATGGTGCAGCAACAACGTCAACATCCGCATCAAACTGAAACCAGAATCCCTCGCCTGCATTTGCCTCCTTGTTGTAGCGCCACATCGTTTCGGTCGTGCCAAGCATGGATGGCGTAGTCACTACCGCTTGCCTTACTGGCTCAATACTGCCTGACCTGAATTTACAGTTGCGGGCAATAGCGGCATTTTCTTTAGGCAGCTTTGATTTAGCCAATAGCGGCAGCTCACCACTGAAGGTGCTATACAGGTAATTAGTCATTTAGTAGAACTTGTATTTGCGGCGAGAATAGACGGGGTTTGTTGAAAATCCTTTATCAGCTTCCTGCTTGGCGTCACTAATCGCCTTCTCCATATCGCTCATGTGCGCACCAGCCAGACCTGGATTGCCCCAGGGCTGATTCATGGCGAAAACATTTGCCTTCGCTCCTGATGCGACAGCGTGCGAGTATCGGTCGTGAATTACCTTCGCTACCAAGTGACCGCTTCTCGCTGGAGCTAACTTAGCGCGAACAACTAGCGAGCCTTCGTATGTCGGCACCGATATGGTGATTGAGTGCGGTGACTCCTGATAATAAGTGCCCTCCATGACGCCATCACCGGAAACCAGAGCAGCATCGCCCGCAGTAACACTAACAATGTCCGTGATTTGCGCCATGCCATTAGTGGGTAGACTGTAGGTGCTCTGCCCTTCCACTAGCGTTTGTGCTGCTAATGTTTCGCGCCAATACCCTGTGCGCTTACAAAAGGCAATGCAGGCATTACGCACAGCTTGAAGAATCAAGCCTTCAGGTATTTCGTCCGGCATGTCTGGAATAATGTCGGGCAGGAACGCATCGAACTCAACCAGTGATTCACTCATTAGCGGCTTTCCTCAATCTTGGCTTCTGCCTGCTCTTTGGCACCAAGCAGCATGTAGAACTCCTGCTTGAAGTCCTGCGCTTTGGCAAAGTTTGGCGTACCTTCATTATCGCCGGATAAGGCGAGATAGCAGGCTCTTGCTACCAGTGCTGGCTCGTAAATATCTTTGATGGATATGGTGGTCGTGCCGTCCACTGTGCCATAAGGAGCTGGCGTCATGGTGTAAACACCCACGACATGGGCATCACTGGATGCGGGAGGATTCACCCAAAACACGGTCGGATCATCCAAATCAAAATCAAACTCTTTAATCGAGTTGGACGGAGTTGAGCTGCGCCAATCAGGGTTGTACGCATCGAGCTTGCGTAGATCCTTTTTGTCTACCGATCTTCCTGGCACTGTGCCACCGGCATTGACGTTGTAATGCAGATTCAATAACCGCAGCGCACCGGCAGGAATGGACTGCTTTGATCCCGGTACAAGGTCAAGCTGGGCCGTTATTGATATGGCATCCGGTTTGATGATACCGACAGCCTTCTCAGCCTGATAAATCCAGCCATACACATCGGTCGCATCCCACGACTTGTAAGCCTTGTCGTTCAGGTGGGCTACTACCTGAGCGGCAATATCAACAACGAGCGTAGCCATGCTTATTCCCCTTTCATTTGCTTGTAAGCCGACTCAATTTCTGCGGCTGTGGCGATCTCTGAAAATATCGCATTCACTGCTGACACTTTCGGTTTACCGCGTGATGAGTATTCGTTTGGGTTGTCTGGATCAAGCAATTTGATTGCCTTGATAATTCCCTCTTCGCGTTCGTTATAGGAAATCTCGGGCTTATCTTCTTCCAGTGCTTCTTCCTGATCTTCTGCCGACTCGACAGCATCAGCCAGTCCATAAGTATCAATCTGCCCGCCGCACACAACAGAGCTTTCAGTCTCGACTGCCTCCACCTGCATGTCAGCGTTTTTCACCCACTTATCGCTGGCCAGAATAAAGGTTGTCGGAAAATCAAGTAGCCGCTTTGCGACCATTGAATCTACATCCTGCACATCACCACGCCCTTGCCAGATAATGTCTTTACGGTTTGCTACTGTGCCTCGCGCTAACGGTTTAACTCCGATATAGCGAATACTCACTAGATCACTCATACTCTCACCCCAGATAAACGTGTTCAGCGATCACATCCAGCCTGCCGGTTGCTTCTGCACCGCCTATGGTTGCTGTGATAATCACTGGATTAACAAAAAGAGTTGGTGCCTGCTTCGCCGTGCTTCTTATGCCTGCCACTTCCGGCGTGACACCCAATACAGCGCCATTACCCGGCCAAACAAGGTCTTTACGATTTGCCACTCTGCCGGTCATTTCAGGCTTGGAACCGATGTATCGTATATTGATCAAATTGCTCATATCGTCACCATAAAGGGGCCGGTATTACCACCCAGCCCCTTGGTTGAGGTTTACTTAACGCCGCGATACACATACTCAGCAATCACACTGACACTGCCGGTAGCTACGGCACCTGCGACAGTTGCCGTGAGTACCACTGGATATGCGAACTCAATCGGTATGCGCTTAGTCGTGCTACGAACTGACGCACTGGCGGTAGATGCTGCGGCCAGCAATTCAGCCGGAGCCGCACTACCATCTCCAGGGTTAACCGGCTTGAAGCCAAAGCTCAAAGTCGTGCCTGCGCCCAGCGCTCCGATAATGGCGTCAATGCCATAAAACAGGGTGCCTGCGTCAAACTCGCCCAGCTCGATCACTTCAGCAATCGGTGCTGCTGCAAGGTCTGCGTACAGATATTCTTTACTCACGTTGCCGTAAGTACCGTTGAACATCCGGTTTCTCATCGTTGGTGCTTTCATGTTCTTAATCTCCAAAAAAGGGCGGCATCAAAGTACCGCCCATTTAATTAACCGGCGCTGATTGCGGTATCCAGTACAGCTACACCGAAGTCATTGATACGACCATTCTTGTCAGCAAAGCGGATCTTCTTCTTGCCATTCATCCAGCAAATTGAAGTCTCAGTACCGTTGTCATGGTCAACCTTTTCGCGCTTAATGGTGAAGTGGCCTTGCGCCTTACCACCTACGTTCCCGTAGGCATTTGCAATCGCCTGCGCACCTAGCAAGATAGCGCGGTCTACAGTCACAGTTGGGGTACTGGAACCGACAGTTGCGTTATCTGTGTTGGTACAAACTGCCACAGCCTTGTTAGCAGTAAAGCGGACAGGGTTAGGCATCTTGCGCACAAGGATATTTCGCCACATAGCGTACTC